CTAATGAACCTGTAATAACAGCTGAACCTGTAACTACTAAACTACCTTCATTAACAATATTTTTAACCGTTAATGTGTTAGTAGCTGGATTATATTGAAGTATAGGTAGTGTTGTTCCCTCTCTATATAGGTTACTAAAACTTGCTGATGAAGCATCTGTAAATACAATAGGAAAACCTGTATCTGGTGTATCCGTTACATTGATAAATGCTTTTTCAGCATTTATAGCAAGTGATGCTGTTGTAGCATATGATGCTGTTGTTGCGGTATCTGCATTACCTTGTAAGCTACCTGTAAATCCTAAAGATGCTGAAACACCTGTAAGAACTACAACTTGACCTCCTTGTGGGTCTAATGTAATATCACCACTTGCTTCGATTTCACCAGCACTATTACCAAAATCAATCTTTACAACTTGTGAACCAGATTGGTTTAATACAATAGAGTTTAATGTAGTAGTGCTTACTAATCTAAGTTGGTCAACTCCATCTCTTTCGGTTTCAAAGTAAACAGAAGGTTCATTTTCTAAACCACCTATTTGAATAGGGGCTGTAGGTTGTGATGTAGGTTTTACAATAAATCCTGCAGATGAACTAATATAATCTGTAGCATTGATACTACCTGTAACATCTACATTGCTATTGATACTAACTTTACTACCATCATCACTAATATTTGATTCCACTAAGTGGTGTGAACCACTTGCTTTAACAATAGCATTTGTTGTTAAGTATGTTGGAGTTCCTTTACTTGAATATGCTGGGGCAAATAATGCTACAGCGTAATCTGTAGATGCTGTAGTTGTGTATTCGTAGTTCCAATCGTTAAGTTGTGAATCAAAATACCACGATGCTGTATAGTTTACAGGAGTAGCTGAACCACTATCTTCTACTAATAATCCAGCGTATCGTGTAGCATCACTTGTGTTTAGTAAAATAAATGCGTCACCAATAATGGTTGCTGAACCTGTTACGGTTTGTAAAAATCCAATAGATGCTGATGTAAATGTAGCATTTGATGCTGAAATGCTTGTTGCGTTAATATTTAATCCATCAACTAATCCTAAGGCGTGTGATGCTGTTGTAGCATATGATGCTGATGTTGCTGTTGTTGCTGTTGTAGCACTATCAGCATTTACAGCGTGTGAGGCACTTGTTGCTGTTGATGCGTAAGAGGCACTTGTAGCTGTAGTTGCTGTTGTTGCTGTTGTAGCACTATCAGCATTTACAGCGTGTGAAGCACTTACAGCAACATCAGCAGTTGAAGCATTCACAGCATATGAAGCTGTAGTAGCGGTAGTAGCTGAAGTAGCATTACCACTTAAATTACCTACAAATGTTGTAGTAGTTAATACGTTAGTAAATGGGTTATAAGTTAAACCACCATCTACTCTTTGATAATCTGTTCCAGTAGTAGTATCTGTAAATGATACGTAACGAGTTGCGTTTGCAGTATCTGCAGCAACGTTTACCTCAGCGGCTGAAGTAGCAGTTGTAGCACTTGTAGCACTATTAGCTGAAACAGCATGAATAGCTTCTGATGCAGAAACCGCGGTTGCTACGTTATCTACTGTAATATTAAATGTGCTTGCGTCGCCTTTGGTGAATGTGATAGTAGCATCGCTTATAGACGCGGTAGTTAACAAACTACCTGTATCAACCGTTCCACCTCCACCATTTAGAGCAAATGAAGCTGTTGTAGCATAAGACGCTGAGGTAGCTGTCAAAGCATAAGATGCTGTATTAGCTGTAGTAGCATTTGCTGCTGTTACGTTTACAGACGAAATCAAGCTACCTGTTCCATCGGTAAGTTGTGAACCACTTATTTGAACAAGTGATTGGTAGCTATCTTGTATATTTAAAGGTCCTAAATTCTGTCCCATAATTCTTAATGGTTATTGTATGTTTCTTGTTCTTGGGTTAGGTGGAGGCAAATATGAAAAACGCGAATCTGATAACGGAATTCCAGCTCTAATTGCCTCTTCTAAATGGAATCCTCTTGTCCCACCATTTCTAAAAACGATAGGTGATTGATATTGTAATGAAAAATCAGGGATCTGCTCGTATAACTCTACACTTTCACCTAATTCTGGGAATACGGTAGTGCCTTGAGCAATCAAATATTCAACTAATTTTTCACCATACCATTCTGCTTTATTTTTAACATTCTGGCGTTTAACGTTGTAAAGTTGGAAATCAACGCCTTCGCTGTTCTCGCCACCGGTAGCGCGTAATACCCCGTTATTTCTCGGTCTTAAGTATATAGCATCGAGCGCATAGTAGTAAGCCCAATACAATAAAGCATTTTGAACATAATCATCTACTAATGTTTTGTAAACACCACTAAGTGTAGATGCGTCAATATCGCTAAGAATCTTTTGATATAGTTTAGTTCCTAACATACGAGCAATTTCTATATCCTGAGATTCACGAACCGCATTCTTCAAGAACAAAGAATCTACATTATCATTAAGATCAGAAAATTGCCTTAACTTAGTTTCGCTTATTATGAAAGTATTGGTCATCTTATCCTATTGTTTCTTCAATTATATCTTGTTCAATTTCGTTTTCTAACATAGCATCTTCACCTGATTCAGCCTCCTTAGACGTTACTACATCTACTTCTGTTTCACCTGTATCAAGGATTTGCTTTTGTTCAATACCTAAAACTATATCCTGTTGTGATTGTATTTGGATAAGTTTTTCTAATGTTTTTAGGATCTCTTGTTGATATGGCTTAATAACCATATTCAAAAATAATGTATAAGAATCTAACATTTCCTGAGCACCACCAAGTTGTCCTTCGGTTTTAATACCTAACAGCATAGGAGAGGTAATACGATGTCCTGTCAATATTTTTTGAACTACCATATCATTTAATGCTAAGTAATAATCATCACCTCCATTATTAGGGATTGGTTCAATATCTGGTTTTTCTTCTTTAGAAGCAACATCCATATAGAATAATTGACCGCTATTTGATGTCCCAGCATATTGTGCTCTTAACATTGCTTCGATAGAACGTCTATCATCATCTGTAGCATTAGTATAAGTGACTATTGAAAGTGATGGTGTAAGACCATTCTTAAGATTTGAATCGTGATAATTATCTGTTTCACAATCTACTTCAATAATCTTTAAAGCACCCATATATTCTGGTAATGGGTAGTATCTTTGATTTGGACGATATGGTTTAACTACAAGTAATTGTTTAGATTCTTCATATCGTTTTTCTGGGTTATATGATGGAATGAATGTAGCATCATCATAATTAACCTGGTATTGTGATTTTTCAGCCCAATCATAAGCAACATACCATCCTGGAATATGACCTCTATGATCACATTCTTTAGCTCTAATATAAGAGAAATCAATGTGATATACACTTGATATTTTTTCTCTATCTTTTGAATAAACAACTTCTAAAGCAAATCCACCAAACAAATAATAGTCAAGGGATACTTTATTAAAGATATCATTCCAAGTTTCTCCTTCAGCATTTGCTTTATCTAATACACTTGGAATATCACAAGTTAAGCCATCGCCTTGAATAGATTCAACGATAGCATTTACACAAGTGGCGTGTATAGATGAATTATTATACAAGTAGATAAGGTGATTAGGGAAATCATTGTAATCACCATATTTAATCAATTTATCATTTATTTTCTCGTTTGCCATTTTTCTTGGTCGGTCAATATTATATGGTAGGGCCGAGAAATGAATTTTTTTATTATCTTCCATTACGATTCGTATGTTGTGTATGTTCCATATTCATTTGTTGTAGTGTATTCGGTAAATGAAACATCATTAGATCCACTTACCCAAGCACGAATGGTTCTTAATATAGAACCTGTTACGGCAGCCTCAGAAACATTATTCCAAGTATAGGAATTATTGTTCCAAGCAAAATTAGCGGCAGCCCAAGTTACAGGAGCTGCTGTAGTTCCTTGATAAATGTCAATATTATATTGACCACTATATGCTGGGATTGAACTCCCGCTAATCGATACTATCCTATATTTGCCTTTCGTCTCGGTAACATTACCAAAGAATGTTCCGTTAGATAAATCGTATGATTGAGAATAAACAAAAGCCACATCACTAAGCGAAGCTGTAGTCGCTAAATGAAGGGCAATAGTATTGGTAGTTTGTGATTTGTCTAACTTTAACATAATTCTTGATGCTAAGTATTTTTTATTTTGGTGGGTTTAGGGGGGCATTTCTACCCCCCATTACCACTCTTATATAAACATCTTCCTAATTAGGAGATGGTGATTCCGCTTAATACATTAGAGAATGAAGTGGTAGATCCACTTACCTCTGATGCTGGGAATGGTTCGGTATAGCTGAATTGGAGGTTCCATCCATTTAAGTCTGAAAATGCCGTGCCCGTAGCTCCTGTTCCAGAAAGCAATTGACAACCATTTTCTTGACCTAAGTAGAAGAATTTACCAATGCCATCTTCAGCACCGTTTTGGGTCTCAACAACAATCTTTAAGTCTGGGTTTTGTGCTAACACTTTAACCTGGTTTCTTAAAGAGCTTTGTAATTTGAAGAAAACACTATTTACGTTACCCTCATATACAATTGTTCCATTTTCTGGAGTAGCTGTTAATGTTTCTGTGTAATCAGAAGTTTGACGGAATAATTCAAACTTATAGAATACACCACTACCAGAAATGGCGTTGATTAGCCCTTCACTTGCGGTTCCGATTGTATCAACCGAACCGCTAAGGATGTAAAGATTTTTTAGTCCGCCGGTATTTGACCTACAGCCCAGCGTAAATCCTGATGTAATATCACAAGCCATAATGTTCGGTTTTAATGGTTAAACAATCAGATTAGGCGTTGTTAGAGATCCAGAATTCTGGATACGCTACTTGAACACCTAATTTACAAGAGATTCTATGACGGAGTTGATCTGAATTGATATCAAACCAAAGGGAGAATTCAGATACGTCGCTTATCAAGTCTGTGCCGATAACGATTTGCTTGGCTGGGCCAAGAACGATACGGTCACCTGTGATGCCTGCTGTTCCAACTACACGAATGTTTTGGTATGGGTAAACCATATCAAGAACACCACCTCTGTTAGAGATAGAGTTAGGATCGAAGTAGTAAGAGTTAGCAGAACGAACGTCAGCTACGAATTGACGGAACTTACCAACACTCATAAAGAATGTTAAGTCGTCACGGTCAGCAACATCTGTAGATAAAGCAGCGATCATATTGTCCATATTGGCAAGAGATGCTGTAGTAGTGCCTACGATTTGTGCTGAATCGGTGATAGCTGAACCAACAGATCCAGAAGATAAGATACGAAGTAAGCCATCAGCACAAGCATCTGAAGAACCTGATACAGCGTTCCAGATGAATGTTTCGTTTGACTTACGGAATTGGTTAACAAGTAACTCAGAGTATTGAGTAGCAAGTTCCCAAGTTTCGTTGTATGAACCAGCACCTAAAGAAGAGATACCAAGATACTTGGTGTCAAGATCCTTCAAGCAAAGGCCGTCAAATGATTGACGTGAACATACTTGTAAGTTGCGTTGTGTGAAAGTAGCTGAACCAGAAGCTGA